CTGCGTGAAAAGTTCGTGCTCCTGTTAGCGCCTGTCGGGCACCTCAAGACTTCGGCCTGCACCATTGCCTACCCCTTGTTCAGGTTAACCGAGAACCACAACCTTAGATGCCTACTGGTGAATGAAGTGCTCGATAACGGTAAAGGATTCTTGCGCGAAATCAAAGGGCATCTAACCCAGAACTCCAGATTTCGCGAGAAATACGGGCATTGGGATTTAACCGCCGATAGCTGGGCTGAGGATAGGATCCAGATTCCTAGAACCGAGATTAAAAAGGAGCCTTCGATTGCGGTGGCCTCTGTCGGGGGTACGATTGTGGGCACCCACCCAGACCTTGTCATTTGCGACGACCCATGTTCTAACCGGAATACCCAAACCCCAGGCCAGAGAAACAAGGTAATCAATTGGTTTCAACGTGACCTGTTGCCCCGCTTGGATGACGGCGGGCAGATTATAGTGGTCATGACCCGCTGGCATACTGACGATTTAGCGGGCTTTCTAAAGTCTGATCCCGGCTTTGCGAACTGGACGGTCATAGACCTTGCTGCCGAGCATCTGGATGAGTCCGGCAGGCAGCATATACTGTTCCCTGAGAAGTTCAGCGCCGCCAAGTTAGCGCAACTTAAGGCCCAACTTGGAACAACTGCTTATAACTGTTTGTACTTAAACGATCCAAGTGGCCAGGAGGGTAGTGATTTTAAGGCGGCCTGGATAGACTCTGCACGCTATGACACTCTTCCGCCAGACCTCACCATATTCGCCGGGATAGATCTAGCCATCTCCAGGCGCGAGGGTAGTTCAAGATATGCCTATGTCGTTATAGGCAAGGACAGGGCAGGTAATGTCTATGTCCTCGATGCCTACCGGGACCGCATTCCTTTCAATGAGCAACTTAAGGCAGCCAAACGCCTGCATAACCTACACCATCCACGGCTAATTGTTGTTGAGAATAATGGTTATCAGGCCGCTTTTGCTGAAAGCCTGCGTACAGACCCGGAGACACGCTTGCTACCTATTAAGACCATTGTCGCAGCCGATGATAAGCAAGCCAAGATTCGCGGCCTCACCCCCCTCTTTGAAAATGGTGCCATACGACTCCCAAAGCCTAATGGCATGGCCTGGTTAACTCAGCTCGAAGAAGAGCTCCTGCATTTCCCGAACGGAAGCGACGATATGCTCGACGCGCTTTGGCTTTCACTTCAGGCCCTGGAAATCCAGCGCGTAGAACCCAGGATCACTTTTGCAAGCGACCTGTAATAAAGGATTTATGAGTTTAAGAGAAAAGCTGGTTAAAAGTTTGTTCGGAGACTTGATCCACAAGGAGATCCAGAAATCCTCCAAGCAGGTTATCTCCTATCTCGGAGGTTCGCCAGCCTCGACCGAAGGTATTCTCCCTGACATTGATTTTGAGATATTCGAACAGATGTACGAGCAGACTTCATGGGTTCGTGCGGTGGTCGGCGTGATTTGTAAAGCAGTAACCGCACGTGGATATTCTTTATCGCCGGCAAAGACCAACGCCGACATCAACAATGCGGAACTTCTTCAGGAGTTTTTCAGCAATTGCAACCCGAACGACACGCTGCTGGAAATCCTGGACGATATAACCAGGGATATTTATGTATTTGGAAACGCGTTCCTTGAAGTCGTTTATGGTGCAGACGGCAAACCCAAAGAACTCTGGAACCTTGATGCCCCAACGATGCGGGTTATGGCTGATGAACACGGGGCTATCACCGGTTATATACAAACTCCGCGTAGCCACTCTGGGAACGTCTATTTCGAACCACGGGAAGTAATCCACTTCAAGCTCGAGAGCCGCGGTTCCACACTGTATGGGCTCTCGCCATTGGCCTCTCTAGTCCTCCCAATCACTACAGACAGGTCTTCCCAGATTTATAATAGAGCCTTCTTTCTCAACGGGGCGAAGGTACGGGGTGCCTTCATCATGAAGGACGCCAGCCCAGAGCAGGTCGAGCGTAACCGCGACTATATGGCCGCTAGAGCCAAAAACCCCGACATGGCACACTCTGACATGGTCCTGGAAGGCGATATCGAGTTCCGGCAGATAAGCACTACGCAAAAGGACATGGAGTTTCTCCAATTGCGCGAGTTTACCCGCAATGAAATACTCGCAGTTTACGGTGTGCCGCCGAGCAAGGTCTCGATCATCGAGACTGGGAATATCGGAGCAGGATCCGGGGACCAGCAGACCCAAACCTTTTACGAGGAAACCATTGCCCCCTTCCAAATGCGGGTGGCCGAGAAACTTACAAAGCACATCATACGCCAAGGCTTCAACATCCCAGACTGGTCGTTTCAGTTCGCTAAACGCGCCACTGACGACAAGGAGCAAGCCGAGATATACAGTCTCTATATTCAGAACGGTGTTTTTAGCGCTGCCGAGGTACGCAGTCTAGTCGCGCCCAGGATGCCAGACATCCAGAAGTCCCTCAATCCCAAACAGACCATCGCCAACGCAAAGCAAGTCATCGTCTCTCTTGAGAATAACTTCGTTGATGCGATAAAGTCCATATTCCAGAAAGTAACCGCCGCTATCAAACTGAGATTGCCTGGACTGAATAGCGACTCCGACCTGGAGGTGCTCCTGCAACTGGTCAGCAAAGATGACATTGCCAAGACCATAGAGAAGTTTTCCCTTGAGGCAGCCCGTAAGGGACTTGAAGTAGCTGCCCAGCGAGACGGCCTCGACAATGTGGGTGACCTTAGCGCTGCCACTCAGGAGAATATACGCGCATCTTCTACCTCATTAGCCACCGACCTTGCAGGCGGGATGGTTGATCGGCTCAGGGAAGAACTATCGGCTGGCATTAAGGCGAATGAGACCATTCCGCAGCTAATGCAACGCATCGAGCGTTGGGTAGGCACGCAAACGGTAACGATTAACCCGGTCATGGATGCCGAAGGGAATGTCTTACGGGAGGCCAGCAGCCGAATCATTGGCAAGGACATTTTGGCTGAGGTAATTGCCCGTACTGAAGCGAACCGCGCATACAACGCTGGGAACTTGGACGCCCTGAGCCAAGCAGGCATAGAAAAGGTCCAGTGGTTGCTGGCATCTGACGCATGCGAAGAATGCGCCGCTCTAGCCGAAACGGCACCTGGCGATAAGCTGGGAAAAATCATGGATTTAGATGACGCGGCAGGGGTGCTACCTGCGCATCCGAACTGCCGTTGTACGTGGATCAGCGCGATAGAGGAGAACCAAAATGGAAATTAAAAAAATGAACCTTGCGGACTATGGGGAATTGTTCAGAGCGGACCCCGTCACATTAACCGACCAAGAACTGTTGTCGATGGACTATATCCTCCATAGCGCGTGGGCGCTAGTAGAGGCCTCGCAGCCAATAACCTATGACACTGAGACCTGGGATGCACAGGATCTTATAGGACTGCATGCGGTTGTACTGCAAGAGATGACCCGCCGGGGCTTCCAGCACACCCTCCAGGACGCTTTACAGGAGCAGACCATAGCTATCCTCATGCAGGACGCTCAAGACTCTGCAGATGATGCTGCTGGTGTCGAGAAGGGCGTGCGGCAAGCCTTTGGCTCTTACGGTGGCAAGCGCTATCTTGCGCATCGTATAGCCTCGTACATCCCGTTTCATAAAACTTATGTTGAGCCCTTTGCAGGCGGCGCGGCGGTTCTATATGCAAAAGACCCCTCCCCGAATGAAGTACTCAACGACAAGGACTCTGAAATAGCCTTTATGCACAAGTTTATACGGGATCACAGCATCGAAGACAGGAACGCATTAGCGAAGCGCGAATGGCGGATACTTAAAGACACCCACGAGCGCCTTAAGGCCATGACACCGGAGACCGACAGGGACAGGTTCTACAAGGATTATTATTTAACCCGGTCCTCTTACGGCAAACAGCGCGGGAAAGGATTCAATCACGCCAATGCCGGTGTGCAAATTGACTTCGAGAAGAATATCGAACGCGCTCAGGCCCGGCTTAAGAATGTTGTGATAAGCAATAAAGACTATCAGCAGGTATTAAAAGAGTACGACGGAGAAAATACGTTCTTTTACATTGACCCGCCATACCCCGGCACGTTCAATCTCTTCGACCTGGGTTTCAAAGAGGACAGCTTCTTAAAGGCGCTCAAAAGCCTCAAGGCTAATTGGATAGTATCATACCCGTATCACCGCAAGGAAGCGCTTAAAGACTACAACCTGTACACGGTCAAAAGGCGCAACCAGATGAGCGGAGCCGGTGGGAACAAAGAATGGGTTAAGGAGCTCATGGCGTCCAATATGGAACTCAAACCGCTTAACATCTACATCGACAAGGGGCTAGTAATCGAGCCTTACGAGGAAGAGAATGCCGCGCAGTTCGCAAGCATCCAGACTCTATGAACTTTTTAAACGCTTCATGGCGGTAGCACAATCTACCCCTTAAAATATAGATATGACGGGAGAAACTTAATGGACAATACCAACGCACTACTTGAAGCTATATTGGAAGAGTGTATGTCTTTTGACCTTTTCGTAGACTTCGTCCTAAAACCATTAGACACTTTCCCGGCTGCCTCCGCTTAATTTAGCACTT